AGGAATCTTATAGTTAAAATAGGGGATGATGAAATTGAGTAAGTTAAGAGATTATATTGCATTAAACACCGATGATTTTGAGGAAAAATACGGTGAAGAATCTTTTGATGAAACTAAAGAGTTAGCAAGAAGAACTAATTATAGCCATAATTTAGTTATTCCTATAATGAGAGAACAAAGAAAAAAATTAATTGCTGAAGGGGCTAGTGAGCAAAATGCCGATAAGAATATTAGAAGAATCCTCAAAAGAAAGGCATTTAGTGAAGAATTCATTATAAAATATATTTCTGCATTAAAAGGGCCAAAGATAGAAGGATTCAAAGATTTAATAGAATCTTTTGATATTACTTATTACGGAAATCCTTTAAAAGCAAATGACTTAGAAGGAGAATTAAATACTAATAAGTTAGTTATTCCTGATGGTATGGAAGATACAATAAAACAAACAATTAAAACCTTAGATATTGATGAAAAATATCAAGGGGCTGTAGAACAATTACTTGATGGATTAGATAAACCAAAAACCATGGTAAGTATCAAATATTCACCGTCAGATATTATAGACACAATAAATCCAGTCAAGACAAGTGACAGAAAAGAGTTTTATGAATTTTGGGAAGAAATTCACCCAATATATGATGAACTGAAAAAAGCCATTGAAGAAGTATTGAGAGACTGGCAAGATGTCTCTAAAGATATATATGATAAGGATGAAGAAAATAAAGAATTGCATGGGCAATATAAAGAAACACTAGATTTACCTGATGTTTTCAAGGAAAGTGAACAATTTGTTGAGTTAGAAAAGGAAATGATAACTCTAGCAAAACTATTCTCTAAGATGTCAGATAATATGAATTATGTTATTAAGACAGAACCGTTGTCCTTTAAATTACATAGCAGGCATGATGATGAAATACATGATAATGTAATTGAGATGATAAAAGATGAAATATTAAGTTTACCTGTATTTAATCAAATTGATTCTACTACTGGAGCAGATACAGGAGAAGATGAATATCAACCTGATAATGAACCTCAACTATTTTCTGAGGGAGAAGGAGATGAGTCTAGTAAAACCTCAAATCCAGAGGGAATAGCAGATTATGACCCAAGAGACCCTGAATCATATAATGCTCACACAGTAGAAGAAATAGAAAGAGCAGCAAGCCTTTATCAGACAATATACCAAGTAGACCCTCTTACCGCATTAACCCAATTTAAAAATAAATTCAAAAGAGGAGCATTTACTTCAAGAACTTATCAAAAATTTATGAGTCAAATGGAAGACCAAATGAAAGAACTTCGTTCTGCTGACCCTGATATGATTGACCAATTATGGGAATTAATGGAAGACTTAAATGATGCAGCAGAAGAATTAGTTGATGCATCAGAAGATAAATATTGTGTTCCTCTTACTGCAGAAATGGTTAATATATTAAATAAATCTAAAGAGGAAAGCATAGATAATTTAAATGACATAGATAGTTTTCATAAAGAATTACTAGAAAATATTCAAGACATAGTAGAAGTAGAAGATGATAAAAGTATGGCTCCCTGGATTACAGAATTTATTGATACAAGAGAAAGTGTATCTAGTAAACACGGTTCAGAAGAAGGTGCAGAATCTACTCCTAGAATGGCTAGATACCAATTAGGAACAACAGGTATGCCAAGAACATTAGGTAAATACGCAGAATCTATTACAGAGTTATTAAGAGTAGTCAACGAATATTATGTTATTCCAGCAGACAGTCATTATTTACCATTTGAATCTATACCTGCACATTTAGATACTAAATTTTTATCTCAAATTAAAATAATAGGCCCAGATAGTTTATATCAATTATTAGAATTTGGATTTTACAGTTTAAGTGCTCAAATGATAGATAGACATGAAGTGAATCATATTAACAAATACTTAAAAATAATGAAAAATCCAACAGAAGTTGATGTAACTGATGCTATTCAAATAACAGAAAATTTATTGGATGTTTTAGATGATATATTTGATGAGAGATTCAAAGAAAATGATAGGAAACTTTTGGCTAAAGTTCTTATTGGAATTGCAAATAAAAATGATGTTGATACAAAAGATATTACATTAGATGGAGAATCTATTGATTCTCTTGCCAAAGGCTATAAAAGAAGTAGAGACACTTCTTCATATTTCTTATTAATAAAATTACTTAGACACTATAAAACTTTATTCTTGAAAGACCCAAAAAAGAAAAAGGAAATGGATGAATTTTATGAATTATTAGAAGGAACCAGAAATCCACTATTATTATCATATCAAAGAGATATATTAATCGCCCATGATGAGATACGAAAAATGAATAATAGACCAATACATTACGCATACAAAAGTTTAGAGGATTATGATGATATTACTAATACTATAGATATAGTTAAATCTAAATATAAACAGGATATAACAGCAACAGAAATAACTTCAATAGTAACAGAATTAGATAGTTTTAATTCTATATCAAAAAAATATGGATTAGGAGAAGAATTAGTATATCACATTAAGGGGTTATATAGATGAATTGGAAAGATACTTTAATAAAAGCACCAAGAGGTAGGGCTAGGGTTTTAAGTGTATTTAAGGTGTCAGAATTAGTTAGAGAAGCCACTAAAGAATGGTCAGATACAGTTACTATTGGTGAATCTTTTTATATGTTCAATGTTCGTAAAAATATAGTTCCTTTCTTAGAACCTAAAATTAGAGCACTATTAAAAGAAAATGATGAAGATAGACATATTACGAGAATAACCACACATTTTATGAATGCAAATTTTAAAGGATTAAAAATAGCAGAAAATTCAAAATTTGATAAAACAATGTTTAATGTATTGGTGAGACATCCTAATTGGATAGTTAAAGGTAGAAACCCCTCAAAAGCAGAATTCAAAAAGGTAGAGTGATTTAATGAAACAATGGCTAATTCGTAAACTAATTTCATTCATGGGTAAATCCTATGTATGGTTAGATAAAAGAATAAAGCACGAAACTGGCCCAATAATGGGATTAGTAATTGATGATGATTTTGAAGCAATGAGTAGATATGAATTATGTTGTCACATAGAAGATAAATTCGAATTAGAAAGAGATTCCTTTTGGACATTACAATCTACTCAGAAGATTAGATGGTGTAGCCAAACTGCTAGAAACATATTGGATGAGAGATGAATTGGGATATTGATTGGGATTATTGGAACGCACAACTTGAAGGGTTTAAACAACTTAAAAAGAAAAAGAAGATTTGGCGAGACCATAGGAATGAAACAAAGGAATTAGTAGATTTAATTTATGAATGGTATTGGAGTGAGGAAGAATGAATTGGTTTAGTATATTAAAAGGTGATAATTATCACCCCTCAATACGGGGCTTTAGAGAAAAAGCAAAAAAAATGCCACGAAATAGTGTCTATCCTTCACCTACAGATGAAAAAGAAGAAGAAACTATAATACCAACTAAGAAACCTCATTGGTCTAGACTACATTTGCCTGACACTAATTATGGAACTATGACGGAAAGAGTGCCTAGACCTGAAGCACGTTCAGACCCTGATAATTCTCTTGAAAACCAAGATTATCCTAATTATGGTAGTAGTAACAAGGCTAACGCAAAACATAAAATTGAAGTTTTTTATTATCATTATAAGAAAAATGCAGGGCATGATAAGGAAACAGGAAAAAATCAACCATATCCATCTCGTGAAACTTTTGAGTTGGCCGGACAACCTATGAGTGAAGATGAATGGAAAGGTAATAAATATGCGTATAGAAATAAAAATCGTAATTACATATGGGCTTTAGAGGAAATAAAATCAGATTCAAAACATGAGCGTAAAGATGGACAAAAGATACTAGATGATTATCATCCGATTAGTAGGGGTAGAATAGAGGATGGAGAACACTTTTATTCTTGGGAAGGTCAATTCGCAGATATGAAGAGGGATAGACAATGACGTGGATGGAAATATTAAAAGAGGATATAGAAATCCAATTTCCTGAAGAATGCTGTAGTGATTTATCTGCAAATATTATAGCAAGTTTTGGTAATACAGGAACTCCAGAATGGAATAAATGGATGATGTTTGTTGTGAATTCAACACTTAATGGTGAGTGTGAAGAAGTGTTGGCAGAATTAAGTGAAATAGAAAATAAAGGAATAGATTACTTTCAAAATAAATATTTAAATTTTACATTAACAGCAAGTCAAGAAAAAGATTTGTATTTGAAACTAAGAGAAATCTCTAGAGAATACGAATCATGTTTAGAAGATGCAACAATGCTTGACCATAGATTTCAATGAGGCGATAAGATGGAATTTGACCAAATAAACTTTTCTCATAGTATGGATATGGAATTATCTAAAAATTCTTTCCCATATTTCTTTAAGAATGTCTTAGGGATGATGTACCCTGAATATATGCAAGAATGGTTGGAAACAATGGAGAATACAGATAGGACAGTAATTGTTTGTAGTCGTGACCATGGAAAATCTGTATTTATGCATTCATGGGTTGTTTGGAACTTAGTATTTCAAGAACCCCCATTCCAAATGTTATACATTTCATCTAACCAAAAGCAGACTTTAGTGCATATGAGAGAGATTGATAGAATGTTTAACGTTCCTCAATTAAAGCAATTTAAACCATCAAGAGGATGGGCTATTGGTAACATCACATTAACTAATGGTAATTCTGTTCTTGAAAGGTCAGTAGGTTCTCAGATTCGTGGGCTTCACCCTCAAGAAATTATTATTGATGACCCTTTGAAGGAGTTTAGTTTGGTTGGTATTCAAAGAGTTACTGATTGGTTCTTTGGTGATATGATACCTACACTTCACCATACAGCAAGTCTCAGAATGATAGGAACTCCATTTACATATACTGATATTTTCTCACAATTAGAAGAAAATCCAGCATACACTCTTAGAAAATATCCTTGTCTAGATTCAATGAATGAACCTCTTTGGCCAGAAAGATGGGATTTAGATGCGCTAATGCAAAGAAAAGCAGAGATTGGTTCACTAAAGTTTACGAGAGAGTATTTATGTATACCGGTTTCAACAGGAACAGCCCTATTTGCCGCAGAACATTTATTAAAGGCAAAAAATGAACATGCTATACTTAAATTGGGCCATAGAAAAGAACAGGGGTATAGATATTATGTTGGTGTAGACCCTGCTATATCTACAGATGGAGATTACAATGTAATTATGGTATTAGAAGTAGATGATAATCAAAATAAGACTGTTGTTCATGTAGATAGAGCCAAGAATGTTCAATTTAGAGAGAATATTGACAAGTTGCGCTTAATTGCAAAGATTTTTGAACCGGAAGTAGTGCTTTATGAAACAAATACCTTTGCTAAAGCCTTTACTCAAGAATTACGCTCTGTTACGGACATAAATGTTAGAGATTTTAACACTACTAGGAGAAAAAAGCAAGAAATCATCCTAAATCTCCAAATGAACTTTGAAAATGGAAAAATTCACTTACCTTATGCTGATAATAACAGTAAAAAACTGACTAATGCTCTTGTTGAAGAACTCTCTATGTTTTCTATTACAACATCGGGTAAATTTGAAGGTGTGGGCGCACATGATGACTTAGTTATGGGCCTTGCATTAGCAAATGCAGCCTCACAAACCCCCACAGAAGCCTTTATGCTCCTTGACGACATGGAGATATTTGATGGCCCTAGTTTGCCCCAAATGGGACTTCCACAAGGAATTATGGGACTGAATTTTTAAGACAGGTGATGATTATGGTTAATTTAAATGAAGAGTCTCTTAATGAGGAAATTGAAGAGAATGATGAAGAAACAGAGATATTAGAAACACTCAAACCTAAAGTCCAACAGTTGGAAGCATTGTCAGAAGAGTTAAATAGAGGGTGGTTAGATAATAAACCTATTAGAGACAATGAATCAATAGCAAAAGAATATGCAGAAAGGTTCGATATTAATTTAACTGACGCAAAGAAGCAATTATTTAATTTTCCTGATAAATATGAAATTCAAGGAAATGATATACCTACTATCATTAAAGAAATGAGAAAATATAGAAGGACATTAAAGGGAGAAAATAAAATTCAATTTACTAATTCAATAGACAATGTAATAAGCGGATATTCTGACCATTTAGATAAATGCATTGATAGTATATATTGGATTAGAAAATATAAGATTCCATTAAATCAAATGAATAATAGTGAATATCACATTAGAAAATTAAACACTATTACAACAGAAGAAAATAAAAGAAACATTATTGATTTATTATGTAAATACTGGGAGTTAGATTTGAATAGGAAAAACATTAGTTATGGTGAAGAATATGCTTTACTAACCAAAAAGATGAGTTTGACTAAAAAGGCGTATAAAAAGGCTTTGAAAGATACAGTTATAGGCAGGTCACCTAAAGAGGAAATCCGTAAGGGTATACTAAAAGCAGTTTGTGAACACCCAGGCATTTCTTCCAGAGAAATACATGATTCACTTCCTAAGAAATTATATAATAGAACCTCTCCTATGATTATATCTAAACTCGCCAAAGACCAAAATATAACTAATGTTGATGGAGCATATTACAAAATAAATGATGACATTAAGAAAAACATCTGGGCATATACAGCAGCATTTATTGATTCGGATGGATATATTACAATGGACAAAAATCATAATCCAAGAGTAGGTTTAGTAGCAACAGGAAATAGAGGTAAGGCATTTATGTTAGAAATGCATAAATCATTAGGAATGGGTAGGTTACATTTAGACCAAAAATCTCCACAAGATACTAGGCCAGTTAATAGATTAAACTTTTATTCAGCAGCAGAAGTTAAAAAATTACTTACCAAGTGTAGACCACATTTCAAAATGAAAGGGCCAAATGCAGATGTCCTTCTAGAATTAATTAAAATAAAGAAGAACGATAAAAAGAAAGATTGGTATAAAGGTAGAAAGGAAGAATTATTCAAATTAATGAAGTATCACAACCATAGTGACAACACTAGATTTGATTGGAAAGAATGGGATATTGATATTAATAACATAAATAAACTCATAGACAATAATAAAATGGAGGCATAAACATGGTAGAAGAAAAGAGAAGATTCTCATTAGGTAATTTGTTTAGAAGACAAACACCTAAACCAAAAGACAAAGAAGTATTTAATCCTGGTATTCAGGAAAAGAATAATGCTTATATGATTACATCACCTATATTGTATCATGTAGCACAACAATCAGTAATCGTAAGAACATGCACTACACAGTTAAAGAATGAAATTTTCCGAAGAGGATATATTTGGGAAGAAAAGTTTGTTTCTAAGTGTAAGTCTTGTGGAGCAGAACACAAAGCACCAGTAGAAAAATGTAAAGATTGTGGGCAAATGAATCTAGTAAAACCAGACGCAAATCAATTAAAGTATGCAAATAAATTCTTAGATAAATATGTCAATAAATCAGAACAAATGTTTATAGATGTGCTAAAAGAATTAGAAGACGATTTGAATATTATGGATGATGCATATATCATAATAGTTAAGGAATATTTCTTAGATGCTAATGGAGATATTCGCATGCATAAAATTAAAGAAATATATCGTGGTGACCCAGTTACTATGGCTCTATATACTGATGAAAATGGAACTAAAGGAACGGCTGGATTTACTTGTATTAAACATAGAGATATGATTTCACAAGAAGATGGTAGCACCTGTGAATATTGTGCTAGTAAATTATATCCTGTGTATTATGTTAATAGAGCGCATGGAGAAGAACAATATTATCTAAAGGGTGAAGTATTACATTTCAGTAAGTATAACCCAAGTAGACTTTATGGTTTATCTCCAGTGCTAACATTATGGAATCATATTACTACTTTAATTGCTATGGAGAATTATGTAAACTCTTCTTATTCTAAGGCTAGAATGCCTAGAGGATTGTTGGCTGTTCAAACTAGAAATATTGATTCAATGAAATCCTTTTGGCGTGGAGTCAAAGAGAAGATGGAACAAGACCCACACTTCATTCCTGTTATGGGAATTGAAGCAGAAAATGGGAAAGGCTCTATTGAGTGGATTAAGTTCTTGGATAGTCTAAAGGAAATGGATTACATATCTGTTAAGGATGACCTTAGAGATAGAATATCAGGATTTTATGGAGTTAGCAAAGTATTCATGTCAGACAATTCTGCTAGTGGTGGACTGAATAATGAGGGTATGCAAATACTTGTTACTAATCGTGCAGTAGAGATGGCCCAAACAATATGGAATAATTATGTATTACCATTTATAACTCAAGAATTTGGAGTGACTGATTGGGAATTAAAACTCCCACCATCTGAAGAAGAAGATGAAGTTGCTAAATTAAGAAAGAGAGAAATACAAGTTCAAATAGCAGCATCAATTAAGAATTTAGGATTTGAAGTTGATATGGATGATGAAGGTAGATTTTCATATAAGAAGCCACCACCAGAAATAGAAGGTAAGCCTAAAGGACAAGATGAAGAAATTGAGCGTGACCCGTATGCTGGAACAAATATAGACCAATCACATATAGGTGAAATGATGGAAGGTGGAGCAGGTAAACCAACAATGGAAGAAGCAGGGCAACCTGCAAAGGTTAAGGCTACAAGAAACAAACCTTCTAGTGCAACAGGCCCAGATAAGAGATTTAGTGGATTACCTGTTGATGCAGGCAATCAAAATGTGGATAAAAGAACCGAAAGGAGAGTAGGTTAATATGAGTTGGTTTAATACACTTAAAGGATATAGAGCAAATTATAACCCAGGACATTATGGGAGTATTCCTCAATTTTATCATTTCTTAACAAGAATATTTAAACCCGCCTCTCAACAAACACCACAGTATTTAGAGAAAAGATTGGGTTGGGATGAAGTTTCTGATGATGAAAAATTGGAAATAAGAGACCATTTTTACGCTATGGATGATGAAAGAAAACAACAAGATGATACTCACCGCAATTGGAGAAGTAATTGGATTCCAGGAATATCTGTAGATTTTAATGATATAAATAATCCAGTAGTAGATAAGCACATGTTTGAAAAGTGGAGAAAAGCGACTCTAGACACGGGTCAAAATGTGAGTCAATATCAGGATTCTACTTGGACTCAAAGAAGTACCTATAGGATGATTGAAAAATATTTAAAAAGAGATTGATAATATGACAAAAACAATAAGAGAATTAGAAAGGGAACTTTCTATAGCAAAGAAAAAGGAACGCATGGAAAATAGAAAAGACCATGTGAATAGAGACTTTGGATTAATTGAATCTAAAGCAGTTAAAAAAGAAAGACCAACTTCAGGAGATACTCCTGATTATATTGCTCTTCCTAGCAAAAAGAAAGGAAAAGCCATCTAGGTGATTTGATGAACTTTATGGAAATATTATGGAAAGAACATGGTATGACCATAGCGAAAGCAACGACCACTTTAGGTGAGATAATGGATTATGTCGGTAAACAAAAGTCTACATCTCTTGGTATGAGTAAAGTTGATTTAAGGGAAGCATTAACTAATTGGGGTAAAGAATATGATGAAAATGCAATGATATTTTGGACTGATAATGATATAAAGAAACCAGAAATGTTAATGGCAAGCCGCCCAAAAGATACAATTCCTCAAACGAGAAAAATACCAAAAATAAATAATAAATCATTTATGATAGATGCATTACTTCAAATAAAAACACCAAATAATACAGTAATTATAGACAAATTAGTTGATTTATTATCTAAAGAAAAAACAGGCAGACAGAAAATAATATCTGAAAGGGATAGAGATGATTATACTAAAACCGGTAAAAAGGGTGATGTTGAAATTAGAGAATATTCTGAACAAGAAAAAGCACTAGCCAGTTTATTAAATGATATAGAGAAAGGATATAATTATAAAAAGAATAATAAACTATTGAGAGAACTCATTGAAAATAAAGTTTTAAGCAGTAATTATTTATCAACTATTTCTAATGAGTTATTTAGTGAAAATAAAACTAAAAAGATACATCCTAGATTAATAGACAAATTAAAACAACCTAATATATTTAAAGCATTCATGGAATATCTAAAATCCAAAGGAAAAAATTTACCTAGAACTTCTACTATGCGTGGCGCACTTAAAGTATTATCAGGCAAGAAAGCCGGAGGAAAAAGAATTCTTGATGTTTTATTGAATAGACCAGAGGAATATAGATTTAATGAAGATATATATGATAATCACCTTACAACTATTAATTCATTCGTAAAGAAAAATATAGAAAATCTTGATAATACATTACAACCAATAAAGATTGATAATCAATGGAATTGGACAGATTTTTTGAGTGCAATAAGAGATAGATATAATTCTAATAGTAATTTGACTATAGAAGAATTTGAAGGAAAGGAAATAGTTAAATTAATAAAGGAAGTATTAGAGGATATAGAAGATTTAAAACGCGCTCAAAAGGCTAAAGTAAAATTAATAGAAATAGGTCAATCTAATGAAAAGAGTGGCACAATAAATAGTGATGATTATGATTCAACAATGGCAAGTATTGAAGTTCTAAAACAAACATATTATTTTAATAAACACATGGATGAAGCACAAAGAAAAACAGATGATAGTGCTCCTGGCAAATTAGAACAAATAAAGCCAAAGAAAACAAGTCCTGTGAATTTTCAACAACAACAAATTTATAATGCATATAAAGACTATAAGAAGGCTATTTGGAAGGAACGCCAAGAATTAAAAGGACTCAGAGAAGAACTTGAAGAAAATGATACAGAGTTAAGTCGAACTTATGATAAAGAACAATTAAAATTAAATCCAAATTACATATCTAATGCTAAGTTGAAGGAAAAGATGAAGAAGACTAAATCTAGAATTGATAGAATGAGTAGAAGCATAGATAGATTAGAAGAGGATTATCCCGATATAACATTTAAGGAGGAAGAAGAATGAGATGGACATATGAACTTAGAAAAGAGGATAGTGATATTTTTGATAAGGCTAACCCAAAACAAAAGAAAAAGTTGAAGAAGTTATTACAATCAACTCAACCAACTGAATATATGGGTCAAGACTTTACAAAGTTAGGTGACCTATTAGAAGAATTAAAAGGAATAGGTGTGAATAAATCATCTAAGAAAATGCAGAAAAAATTTGAAGCATTTGAAGAAACAAACTTAGATATGGTTGCGGCTGCATCTGAATTAAGAAAAGAATATGAGATTCTATATCGCCAATTACGAGGGATGGTATATCCAAAGAGTAAGGGCGACTTAGGAGATGAGAACAATGAGTGAAGAAGATAGTGAAATGATGCTACTCTTGAAAGAGTTAGTAAACAAGGTAAAACAGTTAGAACAGGCTGTTTATGATAAAGATAATCTTTTAATGAAATCTGGATATGTAGTAGTTAATTCTCCTACCCCTAGTGTTTCCGGTGGAGAAATTAATGTCGAAACCGATAAGATTGCAAAGATGGAATGGGAACAAATAAATGATATGGTTTCTAGAATAGAAGGTGGTTATTGATGGTAGAAAAAGTAACAAGAGAAGAAAGAATGGCGACATTAATGAAACAGGCAGCAGAAAAGGCAATAGAGATATTGAATGCTAATGATTTCAATGAAGATGATTTGTCTGGTGAAGATGTTAAGGTAAAGAAACCAAAGGCAGAAAAGGTTTCTGATGCTAAAGGCGGAGATGAACAAGCAGATAATAGAACAAGAGATGCTGTTGGTTCTGATGGTAACCAAGTAATGAAGGAAGAGCCCTATAATGTTAATAGGGAAGGAGTAGAAGCATTAGAAGGACATGGACAATGCGATTTTCCACGTTGTCCTAAAGAGCCTAAATGGACTTGTCTTTATCATGCTGGCGGTATGTGTGAGTATCATTACAGAGAACTATCAAATAAAGACAAGATGTTTAATACAACACATCGCTGGGTTCCAATTAAAAAGAAGTGATTAAAATGAATTGGGAAAAAATTATTAAAGAAAACCCAGTAGAAGCACTAGAAGGAGTTTGGGGGACAATATCTACAATTGTAGAATGCGAATGGCCGCAATGTAAAAATGATGCTGATTGGATTTGTCATAAATGTAACATCGGTTTGTGTGAGAGTCATTTCAGATTAGGACAAAATTTGAAGTCCGTAAGCAATGACGGCTATCATAAGTGGGTTAACAAGCATAATCCTACAAAAAAGCCATTTCCAAGAAAAAAGAAGTGATTAAAATGGTCGGTTCTGGGGTATTCGGAAAAAAGACAGGTGCTATGGCGAAGCGTGTCCTTGACTTTTATGAGGACATACGCTATAAATATCTGTCTGCTGTAGAAGACCCTAAAGAATATGGTAATGAATGGAAGTCAGCAATTAAGACTATAAGAAATGATTTTGATTCACTTGGAGATTTTAGCGCGGAATTAAAAAAATACCTTGACGAGGACAATGTATTTAATGACGAGGTTAATAATCCTCAATCAAATGCTGCTGAAAAATTATACAATTCAGTAAAGAAAATGCGCTTTAAATCAGATGAAATGAACGACCCCTTTGGTAAACAAATGGGGGATAAGGTAATTGAAACATTAATTAAGACTCCTTCTATTTATGCTATGTTCTTACACTACGCCCTACGCGCACATACGCATAGCATTAAAGAGGAATCTTGGGAAGCCCACGACCTAAAGCCTGATGAGATTACACAAGGGGCTAAGGGGTTAGACCTCAAATTAGATGATGTTCCTCTTTATATCATTGAACATTATGGAGATAATGCAGACACCACTAGAGTTAAAAGTAAGTTTAAGGGAGCACTAAATCTATTAGAACAAGTCTTCCTTGAATCGAATGATTCAGATAAGTGGGATGAATTAATTGCTGTTCAAATAAAGAAGGATGATAAAGATGAGGATGAAAAAGAAGAGAAATCCGAAATTAATTTTATCGTTCCAAATAAACCAATGTATAGAATATTTGAAGTAAATGACATAAAAGAACTAAAGGGATTTAGTGGTGAATATTTAGTTCAAGAAAAATTTGATGGAATCAGAATACAAATCCATAAATCAGATAATAAGGCTAAAATCTATACTTACAATGAAAAGGATATTACAGATAAGTGTAAAGATATTGTCGAAAAAATAGAACAAAAAAGATTCGGTGATATGATTTTAGATGCTGAATTAATTTTATATGATGGTGATGAACCATTACATAGAGCAGATACTATAGCCCATTTATTTAAGGGTAAATATAAGGATGCTACACTTAAAGCAAGAGTTTTTGATATAATGAATCATGATGGTAAAGACCTTGCAGATGCACCACTTAGAGAAAGAATAAATATATTGTTTTATCAATTATCTCCTGGTTCATCAGACCTATTCAATTTCCCCTCAAAGAAAAATTCTAGAATTGCAGATTCAATTAAAGACATAGAAAAATATGGTAAAGATATAATGTCTTCTAAAACAGCAGAAGGAGTGGTAATAAAGGATATAGAATCAACATATTATCTTGGCAATAAAAAGAACCCAAAATGGATTAAGTGGAAGAAATTTGTAGATTTAGATGTTATTGTTTTAGATAAGAAAAAGACTAAATCTAATTTATATTCATACACTGTTGGGGTTGGCCCTCTAGATGGAGAACAAAGCAGGGAACATAATGGAACAGAATTTGAAGGGAAAACATATTTACCTGTAGGTAAGGCTCTTAATACAAAACAATCAGTTGCTATTGGTTCAATCATTAGAGTTAAAGTAGATGAAGTTAGAAGAAAGGGAACAGGTTATAGCCTTTATTCTGCAAAGGTAATTGAGATACCTGAAGTGGAAACACCAGAGAAATTAATAACTTTAGAACTTTTATCTAAGGAGGGAAGAAAATCACTTAAGTATGATATAGAAGATGCTTTACTTAAATATACAATAACTGATGGCATTCATGGCAAAGCAGATATTATAATGAAATCTGATTATGAAGGATTTACCATCTATGGCTTTGAAGGAGATGAATTAATGCAGAAAAATGCTTTGGCTGATATGGATATGTGGAAGGAACAAATAACTGAAATGATTAAATCCCACACTTCTGATGCGAGAGTTGCAATTAAGAATTTCTTAAATGAAGAAGGAAAACCAACAGAAGTAAAAGATATATTTGAGTTTATGGTTAAGAATAAACCAGAATTAACTGAAAAATTATGGGATGGACTATTTAATAAATTTTCAAAGTGGATAGATGATTATGATGATTTTATTCAAGTGTCTCCAACTACTTACAAAGATAATGATTTGAAAGTAATAAAAGATGAGGAACCAAAGAGTGATTCTGGTTCATATCGAATGTATGTTAGAAAGGATGATAACATAGAATTTTTAATTAATTACAAAGATAAGGATATGATTTGGATAATTGATATTGAAGATACAGAAGACATATATAATTTGTTTGGTAAGGCAGGTAAGTTTCCTGCACAAATTGGAGAGAAGAGTCAACCTGATAAATTATTAGATAAAGGAGAAATAATATTTGGTGTTCAAAAGCATGGTTATCATGAATATAAAATCAATGGAGATAAATTCAAGACTAGACTACACTTTAGAGTGGTTCCTGTAAAGGATGAAGATAAATGGGTTGTATGGACTGGATTTAAACAGACGATGTTAGATTCAAAAGAAGACGAAGGCATATGGGATATTGCAAACGATAGGCATAAAAAGTTAGCCATGCAAATTGCCTAATGTCGCTGACTTCATATAGTCAAAAAGGAGAGGGGGATTGTGTCCGAACTAGGTTTAGTGAAAAGCGATACTAATGGTGACTTTAACATATTAAAATCAGATGATTTAATTATTGGTGGGTATGCTTCTATTGAAATTGTAGATAAACAAAATGACCTAATTACACTTGATGCACTTAATGAAGCAGTTAAGAAATATATGGAAGTCAAGAAATATAGAAATGTAATGTCTAACCATTCAAATGTTCAAGTCGGAGATGTTATAGAAAAATATCGAGATAAAAATGGACAAGTTCATAAAACACAAGTAGATGATGTAGGATTTTATGTTGTAATCAAATTAAGAGATGACATAGAAAAAGCAAAAGAAATTTCTAGAGGAATTAGAAAAGGAACATTACGCTCATTTAGTATAGGTGGACAAGCACTATCAAAAAGAAAGAAAACTAGCCCTGATATTGGCGAGTATAATGAAATAGATAAATTAGAACTCCATGAAGTCACAATTTGTGAAAAAGGAATAAACCCTGAAGCAAAATTTGACATTCTGAAGGAGGATAACGAAATGACCGAAAGATTGGAAAAAGCGTTGGAGGAACTTAACGACCTCATGAAGGAAGTTAATGACCTTAAGAAAGAAGAAGGGGCTGACCCTGATTTGGATGGTAATGCAGAACTATTATCAGAAGAGCCAGATGAAGCCTCCGTAGAAGCAATGGACACTGATGATGATTCATCAGATGCAGACGAAGACTCTGTAGAATCCATGAATAACTATGATGCAGAAACAAAGATGAGAAATGGGCCAGAAGGCCCGGTAGAACATGGATATGGTGAAGATTTAGCCGCAGGGAAAAAGCATTCACAAGCAGGACAAGTAGGACAACTATACAAGGAGTGGACTAATAATGATTTCTCTACTTTAGACCTATCTGTTGAGAATGTAGAAAAGGCGTATGACGCTTTCAAGGCAGAACAACTTGAAAAGATGGCTTACGATACTTTGAAGTCCAAGTTCGCTGAAAGGTTTGCTAGTGAACAAACTGTCCGAAAGGCTAATGTTGCACGAAGCGAGTATGACGCAAAGAATGAGGTTGAAACCCTAAAGGAGGAGTTCGCTTCTCTTCGTAAGAGTCTAACCGAACAATCAAATGAGATTGTTAAGGCTCAAACAATAGAGGTTCCCGATTTTGATGTTAATGAAATGTCGTGGGGAGACATTCATAATGTCATAGCAAAATTTGAGGAGTGAATAAAATGAGTTACATTAAGACAATGAAAGACTTAGAAGCCGCAACCTACGGAGTTCGTGGGGGAAGCGGTAATGCTTTGTTAAAGAGTGCAGGAGTTGTATCGTGGGGTTCTTCAGGAACAGGCCATGATACTGATGTTGCTGGTTTATCCGGTGCTTCAGGACTTGCTGACTTGTATAACAGGGCTTATGGACAGAAAGTATGGTCTATGCTTAACCAAGAGGTTAATGCTTTGGCTATGTTGGCTAAGAGACCTTATACGACCAGTGGATGGCGTGTATTGAAAAAGAGAGCAGAAGGTGGTTCAGGTTCAACCTTCGATGTTACATTAAGTGGCGCAGCAACATCTCGCGGTGTTGACGCTCCATCTGCTGATAATATCGGTGGTGTCGCTGAGAACGCATCTTTAGGAACTGGTAATGATATTCCGGCCATTACGCCAGAATACACAAAGTTATTCACCAGTCCAAAGACTGTGGCTCATTTGTTTGAGTTCTCAGAATTGGCTCTTGAGATGGCTAAGATTGATGACGGAGTAGGCGATTTACGCGCTTTAGTCCGTGAAGATATGGGAAAGCATCATGCTGAGGTTCAGAATAAGATGCTTCTTATGCCATTAGAAGCCTATGACCAAGTAATCACTGGTAGCGATAACCGAGTAAATATCAACAAGAATTACACTTCGTTGATGAAGGTTGTTGCTTCAAGTCAAGAAATGGAAGCAATGGTTGATGCGTCAATGTTGGATGATTCTACATCTAGCACTGGTGGTTTAACTGCTACTCTTAGCACCATTTATGGAGCAACAGACAGGCAATTAGTCAGCAACGCATATAATACATCATTCCTTGATGCTGAAGTAGATTTTGGTAGTGGATATGCAGCAGGTGATGCTCGCGTTCTAACGCTAACAGTCATTAATGACATGCTACGAAGACTACGAGAGAATGGCGGTTCGCCAAAGGTTATCTTAACTGGATATGATACTATTCAGCATCTAGGTGACTTGCTACAAGCACAAGAAAGGTTTATGGATAGAAAGGAAGTTATCCCTACTCATAATGGAGTGCGCGGTGTAAAGGGTAAAGAAGTCGGCTTTAGAGTTGCTACTTATTATGATATACCAATTATTCCATGTAAGGATATGCCTAAGACTGGAAATGGGTCTAACAAGTTAAGTGATATGCTTATCCTTGATACAGACCACCTTTGGATGAGTGTGTTAAAGCCAACCCAATACTTTGAGGATGGTATAGACCATGGAAATCCATTCGGTGTAGGAACACTAGGTAATCAGGCAATGTATCGAACAATTGCCGAAACTGGGTGTTCTTTCTTCAAGGGACAAGGTAAGATAACCAACCTAACGAGTGCATGAGGTGATTAAGTATGGCATTAGCATATACGGTAACAACGCTTGCTGACCACAAAGGCATTACTGCTCCTAAAGCAGTTGGTGACGAATATGTGGTTGATGCGGTAATTGATGTAACTTCCCATGTTGCAGCGGGAGCAGTTATTCCTGCTACGCAATTTGGGCTTTCAACTATCCATGCAGCGTGTATTACAGGACATGAAGGTGCAAATCATCGTTATCCTAATATCGAAACAACAACAGCGGGGGCTTATGAGTCCTCTAAATCAATAGCATTAATGTTCACATCATTAGATGGAACAAATGCTACAATTGCCGATGACGGTGATGTGACTTGTGCTGTGAGAGTTAGACTTTGGGGCAACCTTTGATTGTTATATGTGGCCTTTGACCCCTTAACGGGGTCATTGGTCACTAAATAAGTGTAAACATAGGTGATTAAGATGAGTAAAATAGAATTAAGTAGTAAGGGTTTTCCAGTAGTATTATCAACAAAATCTCACGCAAAGGTGGTTTTTGGAGAAAGTATTGAGATTGACCCAAAAGAAGCATTAGTTTATTTAGGTGATAATAGATTTAAAATAACTTTTGATGCTTTAGATAAGAAAATCCTCAAGACTTGCAATGAACATCAGACAGCATGGCTTCGTAAAGAATTCAATGTAAAGGGTGATATTGATAAAGTGTTAAGGAAAATGTTCCCAGAAGTTAATACAATTAAAAAGGTTATGAAACCTATATTAAAAGAAAGGACAGAAGAATCAAAAAAGCCTAAGATTGCCAAAGAACCTAAGAAGGAAACGGCGGGTTAATATGCGTATCCCATCTTGGAGCATCCGAAGGAGAACTTAGTTATGTCTGGTGGATGCAATAATACAGGTGTTTTAACTGTTTCAGGAAGTGGAACAGCATCAACTCAAGCCATTACTGGCCGTATTAGAATACAATCTATTAAGGTTAATAATGATGCAGCAGTAGATAAAACAGTAACTTTCTATGATGGAACAGCAAACAGTGCAACAAAGATAGCAGAAGTCCATGTAGGTGCAGTAAATCAAAATATTGATTACGACATGCATGGTTCAATTGCTATTAATGGTGTATTTGTTGAAGTTTCAGGTAGTGGGAGTAATAGTGGGGTAAGTTTCTCGGTTCAATACTTTTGAGGGATAAAATGCCAGCACTAGAAAAAGACACAAAACTCGTAATGACGATATTATTCGTTGGCGCGATTAGCGGAACTAATGTTTACTTTTACGGTAAATATGGTAGTATGATTGCTTTTAATGAATATGCCCATGCTTTGATATTTGGGTTAATGACTATTGGAGCAATATTAGCAATGAAAGCAATATTTGATTTAGCATTAAATGATAAAATTGAAATGTTTTTAGTAGATAGAAGAATAGGAGCATACTGGGCTAAAAAGCAAAGAGATGCTGAACAGAGGGAAAAAATTCGTCAAAGTATGAATTCATATAACCCTGTGCAACCACAATATATGCCTATTCCTCCACCTCCAAGACAAGAGGAGCCGAGAGTTCCCGCTTCGTTTTTGGCTCAAATTGAGTAGTGAGGCAAATGCTTGAAGCAATTACAATGGGCTTTGATGAAACTACATTAGCGTATGACTTACAAAGAGCACATTCGGCTGATGTATGGTTTCTTAGGGCTAGATATTTTTTTTGGGGGACAATATCTACAATTGTAGGCTTTCTTGTTGGACACGCATTACCCTTAATGGGAGTAAATGTATATAAAGAAACATGGGAGGGCTTCTGGAATTTTTGGCACCATTTAGTAGGATGATAGTATGTCTATAATGACAGGCTTTGTTATCATCATGGCTGAAAAATTGGGTCATTTTTGGAGAAAAGTTCACGCTATTCCTTTTGGAGTATATGGCGCAACAAAAGTAGGAAAAACAACATTGCATCATCAAATGAGAACAAGAGGAGAAGTTCCAGATATTAAGAATAGAACTGTTGGAAGAGGCAGGGCTACCAGAAAGACTATTAAAATTGATGGAGACCAACATACAATCAAAACAGCAGATGTAGGAGGAGAAACACTTTATTGGGGCGAATGGCTTAAAGATATGAGAACCCGCAAAGTAAAATACATTATATTCATGATAGATGATAGACACATGGATAAACATTATGATATAGAACAACAGTTATGTTGGAGTTTTTTAGTTGATTCAATATGTTCTCCTTATTGGGATGCAATAAATAAAAGGAAAAGAAAAAAAGCACATGACTATCCAATTGCAGTAGGACTATGGGCAAATAAATTCGATTTATGGAAAGACAAATATCCTTATGATGATATACAAAAGCACCCAATATTTGAATCATTTAAAGACGGTATGGCTAAATTAAATGATAGAGGAATACCCTGTTTCAAATACATAGTAAGTGCAAAATCAGATTCAAAAATGGTATATAGAGGACTAGTAACAATGATGGAGGATTATTGATGATAATAACTAACAACTGTTCTATGGCTCCTGATTGCTATTGCAGGGAGTGTTTAGAATGAGTATGCAATATAACCCTCCTTCATTAATTGGAGCAACTAATGCTCAAGTTGCTAATGCCTTTTTACCTCCTATAAAGTATGCTCGCGCTGCTGGAGGAATAATGAATTATGATTATAAAAGTTCTAAACCAAAGAAACAATTAAAAGAAATGATTAAAATTCTTTGGCCGCAGAAAAAGAAATTCCTTAAGATTCCTTATAGTTTCCAATTCAATACAAGAGATAGATGTGTTGTTTGCGGAACACACAAAATTTGGGAAGCATCTGACCCAACAAGACCACCATTACCCCTTCATAAAGTTAGGAAGGGTTATCCAATGCGAGGCACTTATTGTGATAAACATGCTAGATTACACAAACAATATGAAATGTTAGAGCAACAAATAATAGCCGATGAACACGGCTTAGAATTTAAAAGGTTTGTTCCTACACCCAAAGTGCCTAAAATTTTACAATCTGCACCGCTAACTTCATTAAGGCAATCGGACATCGAGGCATTGAGTGAGGTTGGCTGGACAATAAGACCCCCACAAATGCAATCAGAAACATTAGAAGATGAAATGTTTAGATTAACAATTGAAAGCCAATCAATCAATAAAAGAGTATTGAAATTAATCTCAGACGGCGCACAAGTAATTCCTCAAGTAATAGAGGAGGTAGAATAGAATGGGTTTATTTGGAACAAGTAATAGTGCAATATCGAATCAGATAACGAATCAAGGACAGTCGGATTTTAAGGTAATGAATAACCTTTTAACCTTACAGGATAATCATGTGGAAGAGTTCTTTCAGTATCATGGAGAAGCATTTTTGAGTTCTCTTGAAAAATTAATGGAAGATGTAATAGAGAGAGTAGTAAGTCAAATGCTAGTTAAACTAAAATTTGTTAGTAATTCTAATGGTGAAATATCAGTCCATTCAGATGCATTAAGGGAATATGAAACAATAACTGCTGAAAATATTACATTAGACTTACAAACGCTTTTGGCTTCTGCATTAAATACTGAAGTTATTATGCAAAGAAAAATGGCTAAACAGCAATATTTAGAAGCACAAGGATTTACAACTAGTTCAGTCCCACAACAAGGTATGCCGCAAGGAATGCCGCAACAAGGTATGCCGCAACAAGGCATGTCAATGGGTAATCCTCAAGGATTAAACCCTAATCAAATTCAAGGAAGTAATGCTGGGGTTGCCGCGAATAATATGATGATGCAACAACAACAAGCATTCAATAATCAAAGTGGCTTCCCTGTTCCGCCATCAGGTTATGACCAAATGAATAACCCATATTGGATTGACCCTATGACTGGACAACCAACATATACCCCACCATCTAGCGGATTGGGCCTAGGAAATGCCATAAGTAAAGGTTTGGCTTGGGCTTCTTGGCTAGCATGAGTGGAATGATATGGATATAATTATACCTAAAAGTTTCAAGGTTCATAATAGAACCTATAATTTAGGCGATGCTGGCATAGAATTACAAAGAGAGAATTTAGAGGGGTCTCCCTCTAATCATTCATTATTTGTATATATGCTGAAATACCTTATGTCTCCTATGGATGGGGGATTGTCTGATATTTCAAATAGTATGAAAATACTATTGAAACCAGAAGTATTGGAGAAAGCATCGAGATATACACATGATATGGAAGTGGATGCAAAAGAATACAAAAAACATATTAAACACGCATGGGAAGAATTAAGCGAATCAGTCATGCATGATAATATTGAAACATTTGATGAAGAGGGCAATAAATTATCAAATGACGATGGAACACCCGCAACAAAAGAAATAGGAATTTTACATATATTAGAGAATCAATCATGGATTCAAGCAGATGAGAAAAAAATAATTAATTCTATGATTAGACAGATGCCTGAGAGTGGGAAAAAAGCACCATTTAATGAAATATTAGATACAGTGGATGCAACAGGAAAACCTCAAATAGGCAGGATTGGACAACAAAAAATAATGGGATATAGAAAAGGTCAACGGTCTTCTAAATTATTTGATGCCGCAGGTAATAAAAAGCCTTTTTATCCCATTTTAGATATTCTAAAAAATGCTGATGTTTCTACATCTGGAAATGAATCTACGGCTAGAATAAACAATAAGGTAATAATAGAATTAAAAGAGCATTCCAAGCC